AGAAATGACTGTTGGTAACGTCTCAATGTCACATAAGACACTTGGTGCATTCACAGACGTAACTCGTCAGCTCATGATTCAGTCAAGCATGGACGTAGAAGCTCTGATCCGTGACGATCTTGCTCAAGCTATCGCTCTTGCGATCGACTTAGCTGGTCTTGAAGGTTCAGGCTCAAGCGGCCAGCCTACGGGTATCTTGAACACCTCTGGTGTCAACACTGTAACTGCATTCGCGGCGGCTAATCCAACCTTCGCGGAAGTTGTAAGTCTGGAAACTGCTATTGCTGAAGACAATGCTCTTATGGGCAACTTGGCATACATCCTTCCAGCGGCTATGCACGGTGCATTGAAGACTACTGAGAAGGCGTCTGGTACAGCGCAATTCGTTGTTGAGCCTGGTGGCACAATCAATGGATACCGCTCTATCGTGTCTAACCAAGGAACTGCTGGAAATATGTACTTCGGTAACTTTGCAGATCTCTTAGTTGGCTTCTTCGGTGGACTTGACCTAGTAGTAGATCCATACACTGCATCAACAACTGGTACTATCCGAGTTGTTGCTCTTCAGTCTATGGATGTGGCAGTACGCCACGCAGTTAGCTTCGCATTCGGTAACGACGGAGCCTAAGGCTAGTAGCCCGCCCTTCGGGGCGGGTTTTCTCTAAGGAGGAAGTATGAAGTACGAAGTAATTAAAGGTTGTGTAATCGCTGGCAAAAGCTCTTGTGTCGGCGACATTGTTGAACTTGATGAGAGATTGGCACGATCTCTAATGGGTATTGGTCGAGTGACTCCGTTAGATGAGTCAAAGACTGTAAATCGAGCAGTCGGCGTTGAAGGCGGTGAAGAGAAGCCTAAGCGACGGACTCGTAAGCCCAAGGTAGAAGAAGAGAAAGAGGCTGAGTAATGCCAGTAGAAGTTGCGGCTGATCGCAGTATTTTCCTTGTCGATTTTGGTGTGTCCTGTACGGGCAAGCCTATATTCGGGCAAGAGACTACGTTTACTGCTATTTTCGACGCACAACATGCGTTGGAGGATGCGGGTGGAATGCTGGCATTCTCTGTTGATCAGCCACGACTTACTTGCAAGTCAGGAGACATCTCAACCTTACAAGAGGGCGATACTGTTATTGTACCGGTTGATGGCAATAACGTGGATTACACGATTAGGGTTGTTATGCCAGATGGCACAGGAATCACTGAGCTGGCTTTGGAGAAGCAATGAGCCATATCAGAACCCGAATCAGGCATAATCTTGTTACTACGTTAACAGGATTAACTAGGACTAAGGCGAACTGCTTTGACACGCGAGTTTTTGCAGTTCACAACGACATTCTGCCAGCGATATGCGTTTACACGCAGAGCGAGACAACTCGCTACCCAACGATGGGACCGCCAAGGATGTTACAGAAAAGACTTGTCGCCAGAATCGAAGTGTACGTTAAGATGACTGGAACGTACGACGAAATGGTTGATGAGATATGCGCTGACATAGAAGAGGCGCTTTACACAGATTTGACTAGAGGTGGGCTTGCTGTAGATACGCGCCTTGTCTCTGTTGACACAGACTTCTCGGCTGACGGTGATCAACCTGTCATGGTGGGCAGATTAACTTGCGAGGTTGATTACTTTGCGGTTGAGGGCAGTCCAGAAGGTTAGTAAAATCGAGCATATTTAACGCTTTTGCGAGGACGTAAAAATGGCAACAAATATTGGTAAGGACGGAGCAGTATATGTTGGTTCAAATGCTGTAGCCGAAATCAAAGAGTGGTCTCTTGAGACTACTAGCGAAGTAGCTGACGACACTGTAATGGGTGATTCTTGGATGACTCACACAGCGACTCAGAAGTCATGGACTGCATCATTTACTGCATTCTGGGACCCTACTGACACTAATGGTCAGCAGGCTTTGACAGAAGGCGCGTCAGTCACATTGAATCTTTATCCTACGGGTAATAACTCAGGTGATTACGAGTGGACCGGCACAGCGACTATTACTTCAGTCAGCAAGACAGCATCGTTTGACGGTTTCGTAGAGGCGAGCTTCTCAGCGCAAGGAAACGGCGCACTCGTTGAAGGCACCGTATAAGGATGACGAAACTAATAGATCTGGCTGTTGAGCATTTCAACAGCTTGGGTGTTAGGGAAGTAATCATTCCTGAGTGGAGCGATGCTAGAGTCTTTATGAAGAACTTCTCTTTGGAAGACAAAGCGAAGCTCTCTGCTCGTGCTCAGGAAGATACTTGGGACTACTTATGCTATACCGTGATATTCGGCCTAGTAGATGGCGAAGGCAATCCAGTCTTCGATATCGGTGATAAGGTCAAATTGAAGCGGTTTTCAGCGAGCGGTATTGTAGAACGATTAGCTACTGCGATTCTGGCGCATCAGTCTGAGACTGAAGAGGAACGCGAAAAAAACTAATCGATGGCCAAGGGAACCCGACTGAACTCCATCGCGTCTTTGAGTTAGCGGAATATCTTGGTCAGACAGCAGGAACGGTTCTACAGATGACGCCCACCGAGTTTAATTACTGGTGGACCTACCTCTCAATGAAAGCCAAGAGGCAAGAGAAAGATGGCAAACACAGAGCCGCTCGTAATAGAAATCCGCGCAGAAGATGAAACGAAGCAAGCCTTCGACTCTGCTGAGCGGAACCAAAAGAAGCTCGAAAAGTCTGTAAAAGAAACTCTCAAGCGGATGGAGGACTACAAGAACACCATCGGCATGACTGCTGACGAGCTTCAGATCTACAAGCTAAGGCAAAACAAAGCTACAGAAGCGCAAATTCAACAAGCCCAAAAGCTACAAAACCTCATAGCTTTAGAAAAAAAGAAGATGCAATCTTCTAAAGGACTTAATGGCCAATTGCGATTGATCCGTGGTGGTTTCGGTCAACTAGGTCATCAAGTGCAAGACGTTGCCGTACAGCTACAGGGCGGCACTGACGCAATGATCGTAATGGGTCAGCAAGGCGGTCAGATAGCATCTATATTTGGGCCTGGTGGAGCTATTATCGGTGCTTTTTTAGCTGTAGGAGCGGCGGTCTCTACTGCTTTCAGAAATGTAGAGACGGCTGAAAATAAGTTTGATGAATTGCGTAGCACACTTGAGGATTTGATCCCTACAAGTAACTCGGCGGCACGATCCGTTGGTGCCGCTCTTGAGGGTATTACGCAAGCTCAGTTGGGTAAGGCTAGAGGCGAGTTAGATAGTCTAGTCTCTTCTATGGAAGATCAGGTTGAAGCGGCGGAAGAGAGCCTATTAATAACAAAAAAAGAGTTTCAGGTAAGGAAAAACCAAAACCCTTTAGTAGCTCAAACCCTATACAAAGACGCGACAGTAAAAGCAACACAGGCTGTTGAAGAGCAGACGCAAGCAGTAGAGCAGAACTTGGCTCAATTCAACGCACTCGTATCTACGATAGAATCTCTCGGTGGTTCAGTTGAAAGTGCTACAAGGCCAGATTTAGTAAATAGAATCATTGCCTTACAAGACGCTCTAAGAGGCGATCAAGGGGATAAAAGTCCTTTAGCCTTTACTCCAGAAGAAGTTATAGAAGGTAAGAGGGGTATAGAAGAAATTGTTCGCACCTTAATGAACAATAGAGAAAAAATTCAAGCAGAGTACGATGATCTTAGAGCGTCACTTGTTGATAATTTCACTAAGACAGGCGAAATGGGTAGCGCTAGATTTCTTAATATGTATCGTCAGATTAATAAAGCTCAGACAGATGCAATCGCGGAGATTGATGCAAGCGAGGAAGAACAAGCAAAGCGTGAAAAAGATAGGGCGGCGGCTAAAGCGGCGAGAGACGCTAAAGCGGCGCAAGCTAAAGTCGATGCTGAGAAGCGCGCTATATCTACATTAGAAGCTCTACAGCGAAGTGATGTTACCGATCTCGATAAGATCAATAAGCGCTATGACGCTGAGCTAGATCGAGCTAGGAAGGCGGCTGATGGTAGATCCGAGCTTGCACAAAGGCTGGCAGATACTGAGGTTGCTATCGAGGCCAAACGCTCGGCGGCAATTCAGTCGCTTCGAGATAAAGAAAGACAAGCTCATTTTGACAACATAGAGAAGCTGAGAACGACAGCTATTGATGGCTTTGCTAGTGAGACCGAGGCGTACATCAATAACTTGGTTAGTCGTCAAGCGGCGTTGGAAGAGGCTAAAGCTAATGAGGCCATAACTCTAGCCGAGTTTAACGCTTACTCAATGCAACTTGAGGAGCAAAAAGCCGAGCACATGCTTGATCAGCAATTAAAGATTATTGGCGGATTGCAGAATGTAGAGAATGCGATAACTAGTGCATCTACCGCATTTATTACGGGTTCAGCTAATGGCACTGAAGCTATTCGAATGCTTGGCAAGGCAATCATGGATGAGCTTATTAAGAGCCTTGTTCAGATGGGCATTGAGAAAGCCAAGCAAGCGATCATTGCTAAGAATATTGAGGCAGGAAGCCTATCAGCTTCAGTCGCGGCTAATGCTTTGGCTATGAAAACTATCGCGGCGGCATCTTATCCGGCGGCGACTCTCGTTTCGTTAGCGACATCCGGTGGTAATGCGGCTGGTGCTACTGCGGGAATGGGTACAGCAGTGTCAACAGCTAAAGCAATTAGCGTAATTGGTTATGAAGGTGGCGGCTTTACAGGGTCTGGCGCACGATCAGGTGGTATGGATGGAAGGGGCGGCTTCTTAGCTATGCTCCACCCCAACGAGACTGTTATCGATCACAATCAAGGCGGTGGTCAGGGGATAACTATTGTCAATAATATAGACGCGTCTGGTAATGAAGACGTAGATCAGCGCATTGCAATGGCGGTCACTGAGTCTTCCCGACAGACAGTAGAGCAGGTTCACAATATGATGCGTAGGGGCAGAATGTAATGGCTACGTATAACTTCCCATCTATAACTCCTACTACTCAGACATTTGAGCTGGTGACGAATACCAGTCAGTTTCAGAGTCCGATTAGTGGAGCCATACAAACGCTTAGTCGTAAAGGTTCACGCTGGAAAACTCGAATGACATTTCGTAATTTGTCAGGCAGTGATAGAGCCGATCTGCAAGCCTTTATTGCTAAGATGGACGGTCAAACGCATCGTATGAGGCTGGAAGATTACGGTCGAGTTCGTTACGGCGCGGCTACTTCGCCTCAGTCAGTATTAGTAGATGGCGCGGGTCAAACAGGCTCTACCATAAATCTTGATGGCGCGACGGCAAGCGTGACTAATTTCTTCAAGGCTGGCGATTATTTGTCGTTTAATAATGAACTGCACATGGTTACGGGCGATGCCAGCTCAGATGGAAGTGGTGATCTTGCAGTTAGTATTGCCCCTCCTATACGCAAGCCCACAGATGATAATGATGAAGTGCAGATCTTCAATCCGTTTGGTGTCTTCATGATGATGAATGCGCCTAGATGGAATACAGAGTCTAGCTATATAAGCTCGATAACTATTGAAGCTATAGAGGATGTTCTGGCGTGAGTAGAGGGCTGTCTACAGCGGTAGTCAATGCGCTCAAAAGCGATGTTGTTCGGCCCGTTACATTTGCGAAGCTAGATTTCTCTAGTTCCACGCTTTATCTGCATGACAGCATTGGCACCTTTACGTGGGGTGGGAATGATTGGTTGGGAGTCGGAGACTTTGGCTCCGTGTCATCGATAGAAGAAGGCACAGACATTTCGCCTTATAGTATTACTCTGAGTTTATCAGGGCTTGATTCAACGATTGCTGATATAGGATCTGCTGGCACTGAAGATTACTACTTGCGTGATGTAGATATTTATCTAGGACTGTTAGACGAAGATGAAGCCTTAATCGAGGACCCTAACCCAATATGGTCAGGGTTCATGGATGTAATGACGCTTGTTACTGGAGCGCAGTCCAATAACTCTATTACCCTTACATGTGAATCGGAGCTAGCTAAGATCAATAGATCTGCCGACCTAAAATACACTCACGTACAACAACAGCGTGTAAATTCAAATGATCTCTTCTTTGAGTATTTGCACGAGATAGAGGGCGTGAAGATATTGTGGAAAGACACAATGAGCGGAAACCTCGGTGTTGGTTCTGGAGGTGGAGGCGGCGGAGGCGGAGGCGGAGGCGGCGGTGGACGATCACCTAATCGAGAAGACCCAGGCGACCTCCCCTAAAATATTAGCCGCTCTTAATGCTTGGGAGAAAGGCGATTTTGAGTACGGAACCCGAGACTGCGTGTCCTTTACGGTATTCATGATCAAGGAACTGCATGGTATCGATTACAGTAATGAGCTGATCTATGCCACAGAAGAGCAAGCCAACGAAATAATTAGAGTATCCGGTGGGTTTGAGGCTCTTATAGATAGCGTACTTGGAAAGCCAAGTGAGCAAGCCTTCTCCGGCGATCCGGTCATGTTTAATTATCCTCGCAGTGGTCTTACTATGGGGGTAAAATTGGACAATTGTATTGTTTGTGTGACGAGGAAAGGCTTAACACGAGTGCCTGAGCGTCACATCGTCAGGAGTTGGGCATGCCACAAGTAGTAGCCGGAGCAGTAACTTTTCTAAAGACTGTGGGCTTGATGATCGGTGGTCTTGGTATAAGCGGAGGAACTGCACTAGCACTTGGTGCGGCAACTGTTGTTGCTGGCGCTGTAGCGGCCAAGAAGCTCATAGATAACATTTACGGCATACCTTCTCTTGATGGTGATCGGTCTCGACAAGCGACCGTGAGAGGCACTGTAGAGCCTCAGAAGCTCATTTATGGTCAAGCCTTGGTGTCTGGCCCTATTTCATTCGTGGGCGTTGCTGGGACGGAAAACAGGGACCTATATCATGTGATCGTTTTAGCAGGGCATCCCTGTACAGCAATCACTGATATTCATTTCGATGACATCGTAATTGCGAACGGCGCAATAAATTCGGCTGGAAACGTAATTGCAGGAACTTTTGGCCCTCAAGACGGAACAACTATTTGTGTCGTCAGGAAAAAGCTAGGAGACCAGACAACCGCAGATTCTGTTTTGGATGCCGCATTTGGAACGATAAACTCAAGCGAGCACATAGGGACAAATCTAACGTATATCGTCACTAAGTTTACGCTGACCGACGAGAGCCAAGAGGTATGGGACAAGTATCTGCCTCAGGATATCAAGGCTGTCGTTAAAGGCAAAAAGATCTATGACCCACGTCAGGACAATACAAGCACTTATTATGATGCGTCTGTAGGCGTAGCAACGCAAAGATCTACGAACTCAGCTACGTGGGAATGGAGCGAAAACCCTGTTTGGTGTTTAGTCGATTACATGCGTGACGACACGTTTGGCATGAACGTAAACATCAGCAAAATTGATTTGGCTAAAGCAGTAACGGCGGCAAATCAGTGTGATGCGTCAGTAAGCGTTCCTAGTGGATCAGAGAAGCGATTCACATGTAATGGCGTTTTGTTCGGCACGGTCAGTCATAAGGCAAATATCAATAAACTGCTTTCTGCAATGAATGGAATGCTGACGTATACGAATGGCAAGTTTGTTATTCGGGCAGGTGCGTTTGAG